ATGTTTATAGTAGTCCGTGCCATGTCGTGGGTACGGGTTCGTGTTGTTCGAGGCGGTCTATCTTGGCAAGCGCCTGCTCTATGCGTTGGACACGCTCACGCATAGCCTCATCCCTCGGGTTCAAGAGCACATCTTGCTTGCATCGCACGAGTTCTTTCTCGGTGCGGCGGATGAGCCTGTCCTTGCGTAGCTCGTGCAGTTCCACGCCTACTACCCTCTCGAAGGGAATCTTGCGCCTTGCCTTGGGTGTGTGAGGTACTTCGTCAAACATTTGACAAACCCTTTGCTTCACATGGGTCGGCACGAAGTCCGTCCAATGCTCGCCGCCATTGCTGGCGTTCTTGGTCTTGGCGTACTCGATGGGCGACATGGTGGGTCTGTCATCAAAAGCAATCCCGCTTGCCTCACGCCGCATCCGCTTAAGTAGTTCGTCAATCACTCGCAGGTATGCTTTGAGTGCCATCTGTCTTGGGTCGGCGTTGTTCTTGTTGTGCGTGGGGTAGGCGAGGGATGCAACGACCCGTTTCTTTTCGTTTTGCAAAGGGTCGATGTGCTCGTGCCACATTCGTTCGAGTTGCTTGCGCCTTGCGTTCTCGGATTTCTTCTTGGCTATGGCATCAATACCCTCACGCTTCATCTGCTCGATGAGTAGCTCGGGTGTGCCCTTCTTACGCTCGGCGGCGATTTTGTTTGCCAGTTGGTTGCGGTTCATTGCGACTCCTTGGATAAAGTATCCATGATTTTACCTTCAAACAGAGTAAAAAGACAATGTGTTTTTTGCACTATCCGTGGTTTTACCAGCTATCCTTGGGAGTGGACAGTCGCTAGCCCTTGCCAGCATTGGTTTTGCACTAAAACTGTCCCATAAAAGTACCTGTGGGAAACAGGGACAAAGCCAGAGGACAAAACAAGCCGAGACAACAAAGCCGCAGAGGGTGCTCGTACATAAACAATCTTCTATATATAAACATATAAATAAATTAGTAGATATATAGGACAGTTTTTGTTTGAACGCCCGTGGGCATTGGGGTTGCGGCTGTCCACGCCTATGGATAGTTGGTAAAACGATGGAAGCTGAAGATTTTACCAAGCTAAACATCATTTTACCCAAATTGGAGATAAATCTCTCCCAGTCAGAATGTGAGGCGTTGTTGCACAGGTGATTGCTCTTGCTCGAGCCACGCTTCGAACGCCTCGTCAGACGCAAAGGTTGCCTTGAGGCTGTGCTTGATGTTGTACGCCGTGAGCCACTTGTAGTTGGGCATGGATGGGTTGGGTATGTATTCTTGCAAGCGCCACTCTTTGCCGCGGATGGTGAGTGTGCCTACATCTTTGAGGATGGGGAAGTGTGTTGAACGCATGATGATTCTCCAGTTAATCGGGCAGGATTGCCCCCACAACACACCATTGCTGATGCGCTGTAAGAATTCCCGCTTGGTTGAAAATGATTGGACAGGAAAAGAAACAGCGGCACGAAGCCGCTGTCAGATGTGGGAGAGAGGTCTCTCCGATTAAGCGAAGGTGATAGAGTCAATCAGCTCAGCGATGAGCGCATCGAACTCGGGCTTGGTCATGCCTGACTCAAGCACCTCGCTCAGCACCGCCTTGAACACGGCTCGAGGTGCAATCACTTGAGGTGCAATCACTTTCACCTTGCGCCCACTTGACTCGGGCTTAGTCTCAGGGCGAATGATGTGATAGCGAAACTTCGAGTAGCCCTTGTAGTAGGCGTCTTGTGCCAGCTTGGTGCGGTCGTCTCTTGACTTGGAGAGAATTCTCTCCGCAGCTTCTTCGGTGAACGGCTTCTTCTCAGTAGACAAATAGCCCATGATGAATTGCACGATGCAGTCGTGCATCAGCTTCGCTTGTTGCTCTGGTGTGCTCTTGGTGTATTCCTTGTGCGCCCCGAGTGTTGCGCTTCTCGTCAGTTGCTCGGCTTTCCCGAGTGCATAGAACAGTTGTGTTGTTGTGATTGATGGTTTCATGTTACTTCTCCAGTTGGTTGATGAATGCCAAGTTATTCCCTTGACACTCTTAGTGTTACATGACGGGGGTTCTAGGAAGGTCTAACTGGGTAGCCCCTGAACCCCACCATACCCCCATCCCCCCGTATGTAGAGGTGACAACGCTGTCCGTGTGAACACTATTCCCCACCCGTTCCCAGAACTTTTGTAATACTTAATAGCACAACAACACCACCCCCATAAATTTTTAAAAAATTTGGAATAACCTCTTGTCAAACGATTGACATACACAAATAAAAAAAGCCCCCGCCATTTCTGGAGGGGGCTGAACGGCGATTTCTCGACCGAGGAGAAGCAACGGAGCAAAAAATTGCCCAGTGCTTGAAAATAGTATACACTCCGCGCATCGCAGGTACAAGGGACTTATGCGCCAATGCTAGATCACCTCATCGACTTTGAACCGGAAGTGGTTACCCACTTTGGGAAACCGTCGCCAATCGAAAAGACTCACCCCGCCGATACCATCGACGCAAAAGTAAAAACCGCCGACTGGCTCAAAGGGCTTGGTGCTGTTGACACAGATACTGTGGTCAGCAACGCTGAAGTTCAAGCCGCCCGCGCCTCGTTCACCAACCTCGTGTCTTCCGCGCCAAGCGAAATCACGCACGAACACCTGTCCCAAATTAAAACGCCAGTTGCTGTCCAGCATCTGGTGGGTATGCTCACGGCCTATGACTGGGAATTTGTACAACAAGCCAAGGAACTCCGTGGCTACACAGTCGCCAAACTCTTGGAAGAGTGTGAGAACCCCAACGCCAATATCCGCCTCAAAGCTTTGGGGCTGCTGGGTAAAGTCACCGAAGTTGGGCTGTTCACCGACAAGATTGAGGTCAAAAAGCTTGACCTGACCGAAGACGAAATCGACAAGAAGCTCAAAGAAAAGCTGGCCAAGTTCATGGATGTGTCCGACGCTGAGTACACAGACATCGAAGAAATAGACAAACCGCAAGCGCCAGCCGAAGAAACACCTACGAAACCCAAAGATGAGTGAGCGCCTACTCACACCGGAAGAAGCTACAGCTCTGTATGCCAAGCTGCCGATGATGAGTCCCCGTGAGAAATTGGAGACGCTTGACATGTTGGACAGGTCAGAAGCGTTCAAGGCCGTTAGGTTAGCGCGCACTAACATGATTGAGTTTGCCAAGTACGTCTACCCCGGATTCAAAGTGGGGCCACACCACAGGAAGCTGGCCCGCATCTTCGATGCGGTGCTCAGGGGGGAGAAGAAAAGGGTCATCATCAATATTGCCCCGCGTATGGGTAAATCTGAATTCAGCTCTTACTTGTTCCCTGCTTATTTTTTGGGCAATTTTCCGGAACGGAAGATCATCATGGGTACGCACACAGCGGGCTTGTCGGAGGACTTTGGACGGCGGGTTCGTAACTTACTCGAGGATGAACAGTACCATGAGCTATTTCCTAAAACAGTTGTGGCAGATGACCAGAAGGCTGCTGGAAAGTGGAGTACTAGTGCTGGTGGCCAGTACTATGCTGCTGGCGTGGGTGGCGCTCTGGCTGGGCGTGGCGCTGACTTGTTCGTTATCGACGATCCTCACTCGGAACAAGACGTAAAAGCCAACAGCCGTCTAGCGTTTGACACGGCGTGGGGTTGGTTCCAAACTGGCCCATTGCAACGGTTGATGCCCGGGGGTGCGATCATTGTCATCATGACCCGCTGGGGGCCGTTGGACTTAACCGGGCGGCTTATCCAGTATCAGGTGAACAACCCTGACAGCCCGCGCTGGGAGATTGTGGAGCTACCGGCCATCTTGCACGAGAACACTGAAAACGAGAAATCCCTCTGGCCGGAACAGTGGCCGCTGGAAGCCCTCCGCAGCGCCAAGTCTTCAATGGATCCCCGGTATTGGAACGCGCAGTACATGCAGCAACCGACCTCGGACACGGCGGCAATCATCAGCAGAAAGCATTGGCGTATCTGGGAAGGGGACGACCCGCCTAAGTGCGAGTACATCATCCAGTCATGGGATACGGCCCATGAGACCAAAAGCACGTCTGACTACAGCGCTTGTACAACGTGGGGCGTGTGGTACAACGAGGAAGAAAATGACAAACCCCAGCTCATCTTGCTGGACGCGTTTAAGGACAGGATTGCTTTCCCGGAACTTAAACAGTACGCCTTCAAGCACTGGAAGCTGTGGGAGCCCGATGCGTTCATCGTGGAGAAGAAAGCCGCTGGTGGGCCGTTGATCCAAGAGTTGCGCAACATGGGCATCCCTGTACAAGAATTTACACCCAGTCGTGGAAACGATAAGATGGTGCGTGTCAACGCTGTAGCCGACATGTTTGCGTCGGGCTTGGTGTGGGCTCCAGATACACGCTGGGCACGAGAAGTAATTGAAGAAGTTGCGTCTTTTCCAGTGGGCGAGCACGATGACTTCGTGGATACGACAACGCAGGCACTCCTGCGCTTCAGACAAGGCGGCTTCATCCAGCTCGACAGCGACGAGAAGGATGACCCAATTTATTTCAAACGCCGTGCGGCGTACTACTAAGGAAACACAATGGCAACCAACATCGACAAAGCGCTGTACCAAAACCCTGTGGGCATCGAGGAGGCAGCACTCAACGAAGAGCCGATTGAAATTGAGATCATTGACCCGGAGCAGGTAAACATCCACGCCGATGGGCTTGACATCAGCATCATCCCCGGTGAAAACGAAGACGAGTTCAACATGAACTTGGCCGAGGACATGGATGATGGCGATCTCCAGACGTTGGCTGGCGACTTGGACGGTGATATTGAGAACGACCGGAACTCGCGCAAGGACTGGGAGAAAGCCTACGTTGAGGGCATTAAACTGTTAGGCTTGCAGTACGAAGAGCGCACAGAGCCTTGGAACGGAGCCTGTGGCGTGTTCCACCCGATGATTACCGAGGCCGTGGTGCGGTTCCAGTCAGAAGCCATCATGGAGGCGTTTCCAGCTCAAGGCCCAGTGCGCACGAAGATTCTGGGCAAGCAGACTCCAGACAAGCAGTCAGCATCAATCCGTGTTGAGAATGACTTGAACTACGAGTTGACCGAGGTGATGCGTGAGTTCCGCCCTGAGCATGAGCGCATGTTGTGGTCACTGCCTGCTACCGGTTCAGCGTTCAAGAAGGTGTATTTCGACCCGAGCTTGGACAGACAAGTGTCGATGTTTATCCCAGCAGAAGACATCATCCTGCCCTACGGCGCGACGGACTTGGACACCTGCTACCGCGTGACCCACGTCATGCGCAAGACCGAGAACGAGATCATCAAGCTCCAGCAGGCGGGCTTCTACCGTGACATCGAGCTGCCGGACACAGATAAAACACAGACCAACATCCAGAAGGCCAAGGACAAAGAGACCGGGTTCAGTGACATGAACGACGACCGGTACACCCTGTATGAGTGCCACGTTGACTTGAACTTGCCCGGATATGAGGACAAGGACGATGACGGCGAAGAGACCGGCATTGCGTTGCCATACGTAGTTACCCTAATCAAAGGAACAAATGATGTCCTTGCCATCCGACGCAACTGGAAAGAAGACGATGTCCTCAGACTCAAACGACAGCACTTTGTTCACTACCAATACATCCCGGGTTTTGGAGCTTACGGCTTCGGCCTTTTCCACCTCATCGGTGGATACGCAAAATCTGCCACCAGCATTATTCGCCAGCTTGTCGATGCTGGGACGCTTTCTAACTTACCCGGAGGTCTTAAATCTCGCGGCCTG